AAGGATTCTACCAAATTGCTGGGGGCCTAGATGAATGGATCCCTGAAATCAAACGCTATGCAGATGCTAGGACCTACAAAGGGAAGAGCAAACTGTATGACGATTATTAGAAAGGAAATTTAAAATGACACAACAAAAACAAGGTACAGCGACAGTCGGTTTTAAAAGTTTGACAGTTCGCATTTTGGATGGGAATCAAACCCCAACAGAAGGAGAAAACCTCTTCATCATCCAGGGTAAAAAAGGAGAAGGTGCGACTCAAACCGCTAAGATCTCTGGTCTTGCAGTTGACCCTACAAAAACATTTGGAAGCAACATCGCTTACCATGTAAACAACCGTGGAGTAGGAGATGTCAAGGTAGAGCTTGGCCTCTTGGACATCCCAGTAGCACTTTACGTTAAAGCTCTCGGCTACGAAAACGATGATGACATTCTTGACTTTGGAGCTGACACAGTTTCAAAAGATGTTGCAATCTTGCTAGAATCAAATACTGCAGATGGTGGTGGAGCTTACTACGGATTCTACAAAGGAAATCTGTCAATGGATGCAATCGATCTTAACACGATCAAAGATAAAGCTGATGAGCTTGCTACTACAGATGTATCATTTGCTGCAGGCGCAAGTACTGACGAGCAAACTAAGAACAAGTACGGTACAATGTACTTCGGTAGCGATGAAGCAAAAATCAAGAAATTGAAAGCTAAACTCGGTATGGCAGTAGCAGGATAATAATTGGGGCATTTAGCCCCTTTATTTATCTTTATATCGTTGTAAACCTTTACAATTATTGATATAATAAGTTGTGGAGGTTTTATTATGAAAAATAAGAAAAATACAGTTTTGTTGACATTAACAATTATGATCACTTTGGTTTCAATCATTCTAGCTTTCCTGCTCGTAAATTCTAACAGCCAATTATCCAAGGTACAAAAGGAATTAGCGAGTGTAAAAGAAGATAAAGACATGGCCACAAAAATAAAAGACAAACTTTCTACATTTGTGTCAAACGCAGACCATGATTTATTTTTGGAAGCGACTAATTTTGTGTATGATCTAAATCATCCGGTTAATTATAAATTTGGAAACGAAGCACTTTTTGACAAAACTCAAATTGCTGTCAGCGAACCGAAAAAACAAACTTCCGGAATGCTTGCGATGAACCATGACTCTAAAAGTTTCATCCCAGTAACGGCAACACTGACTATAAAAAATAACGACTCATCGAATATTGAATTCAATCCAGGTAAATTCCTTGCGAGCGATGATAAAGGGAACTACCTTTCTTATGATTCTGTTATATCTAACGATGACACTGTCGCTATCCAATCAAAAAAAAGCGTTGTTATACAGGCAGGGAAAGAAGCAACTATAGCTATAGTCTATGCGATGGATAATGACCATTCGGATAATGATGTCAATAAAATTGAATTTGGAAGCAGTACTTGGACTAAATAGAAAAGGCACCAACAAAGGTGCTTTTTATTTTTGAGAGGAAATGAAAATGGCCAAAATTACATTTATTATGAAAAACAAAGACGGTGAAGATGTAGTCCACTCAAGTAAAGAGATTACTACTCGTGACTATCGTGACTATCTTGTGTTAAATGACTCGCTCACATCTGACAAGACAGAAGTTGAAAAATTAGATCAACAATTAGCTTTTATCGCATCGCTGTTTGAGGATGTGACTGTAGAGCAACTGTTAGAATATACTGATTTTGCTAAAATCATTGATGTATTTACAGAGATCTACGCTTATCTCGTGGGTGATGTGGACCCAAAGGGGAAAAAATAGACCCAAAGAACGCATTAAAACGTTTCTACAAATTTGTCAAGGAAGTCTCCGATGGACCATATAATATGAATGTCCACGATGTGATGGAATTAAGCTGGGAAGATCTGATCGGAATAATTGATCTTGATAAAGATCAAACCGAGAATGCATCTTTAGATCTGGCTGACATTTTTGGAGAAATGGAAGCATAAAGCCTCTTTGGGCTTTTTTTGTTTGTAAAAGGAGGAAAAATGGCAGGTGGAACGCCACTAGGACAAATGTATATCGAACTAGGGCTGGACGTGTCAAAGTTCAATCCTAGTCTAACAAGTGCAAAGAACGCTGTGAAGTATTTCCAAAATAATGTAAAAGCGCTCGATAGCACGTTGAAAAACAATGGTAAGAGTACAGAACTCCTCAAAGCAAAATACAAGTCTTTAGGACAAGCCATTGAAGCACAGAAAAAAGTACTCGATCAGATGAAGCAGAACTTCGACAAGCTCGATCCTGGATCTGCTAAATTTGACAAAGCTGCTGCTGATATTGAGCGAGAAAATGCTAAGTTATCAGCAATGGAAGGGCAACTGTACAAAGTTGAACAAGCATTGAAGGCTGTAGGCCGTGAAAATAGCTTTTCAGGTAAAATGGAAGCCCTTGGGAAGAATTTGGTTAAAAGTGGAGATCACATTCAAACATTCGGTAAGAAAGTTTCTGATTTTGGTGGGACATTGACAAAAGGTGTCAGTGCCCCATTGATTGCAAGTGCTGGATTTGCCTTAAAAGCTGCAATCGACTATGAAACGGCATTTGCAGGAGTCAAAAAGACTGTAGATGGAACACCGCAACAGTTTGATAAGTTATCTGCTAGTATTCGTGAGATGGCAAAAGAAATGCCTTCAAGTGCAGTTGAAATTGCCAATGTTGCGGAAGCAGCTGGACAATTAGGGGTGCCAATTGGAGCAATCAAGGACTTTTCAAAGACCATGATCAATCTTGGTGTTTCTACCAACTTGAGTTCTGAAGAAGCAGCATCATCAATTGCTAAAATCGGAAATATCATGCAAGTTTCTGGAAAAGATCTGGGTACATGGTCTGCGCACTTTGGATCAGCGGTAGTAGATCTTGGTAACCATTTTGCAACAACAGAACGTGATATCGTCGAAATGACCAATCGTTTGGCAGCGGGCGGAAAGCTTGCTGGATTAACAACGCCTGAAATTTTAGGGCTTGCCACTGCAATGAGTAGCGTAGGTATAGAAGCTGAAGCAGGTGGAACTGCGATGAACCAGACACTTACTGGTATCGGGAAAGCTGTTGCTGGAGTTGGCAAAGGAGCAAAAGAAAAACTTCAACTTATTGCAAGCACAGCAGGAATGACAGCAGAACAATTTTCTACTGCATGGAAGCAAAAACCAGCTGAAGCTTTGCAAGCATTTATTAAAGGGCTCCAGAAAGCTCATGAAGAAGGCAAAAACATGGATGGTATCCTTGCTGAACTCGACATGTCTGGAATTCGTCAAGGGAACATGCTCAAATCACTAGCTTCTGCGTCTGACAAGATGGGAGAAGCTGTCCGTAGGTCAAATAGTGCGTGGAAAGAAAATACAGCTCTTACTACCGAAGCTCAAAAACGCTATGAAACGACAGAATCTCAATTAAAAATTTTTAAAAATCAGATCACTGATTTGGCAATTGAATTTGGTGGACCACTTTTGAAAGCTATGAATTCTGGCTTGCAAGCTGCAAAACCTTGGATCCAAAAATTGGCGGACATGGCTAAGGCATTTAGTGAAATGAGCGAGTCTCAACAACAGAATATCATCAAATGGGGACTGCTTGCAGCAGGCGCAGGCCCAGCCTTGTCAATTCTTGGTAAAGGTATCGGTGTGATCGGTGGTATTACTAAAGGCATCGGCTTCCTTACTCAAGGTATCGGGAAAGTCGGTGGAGGGTTGTCTGTTTTAGGCAAGACCTTCGAATTGTTTAAACAAGGAAACAGTCTTTCTTCTGCGTTTAAAACAGCAACAACAGGGATCACAGCAACAGGAGCAGCCGCAGAAAGCGCAGCAACCAGCACATCACTATGGTCGAAAGCTCTTGGCTTTTTAACCAGTCCAGCAGGCTGGATAACTGGCGGTCTATTGATCGGTGGTATTGCTACTAAATATGCTCTGGATGCGCAAGAAGCTGAAAAACGTACCAATCTTTGGGGAACTGCTGTAAATGAACTACAAGCTAAGGAACTTAGCGGACTGTATGACAAGGTGCAAGAAGCCAATAAGGCCATGATGGACTTTGGCTCTGGATCGACTAAGAGTGTCGAAGAAGTCCGCAAGAGCGTACAAGGCCTTGGGCAAGATATTGCTAACTTAGTCGATAAAAACACCCAAAAGAAAATTGAGCTTGCTGACAAACTCGGTTTATCCAAAGAGTCTCAACAAGCTATTATGGAGGGCGCTGAACGAACCAAAACCGTAGTCAATGACTTAACTGGTCAAATCACAGATATCTACCAGAGAGCAGCAGACCAACACAGAGATATTACTAAAGAAGAACAACGTATTGTAACAGCTAACCAAAATGAGTTGATCAATATCCAGCTCAAGAATATGAAATATTCTGGTGAAGAACGTGTTGCGATCACTAAAGCTATCAATGGTGAAATTAGTGGTTTAAATCGTGAACAAGCTCAACGTTCACTGACGGAAATTTTGAAGTGGATGGGCGAAGAGAAGAAAGCCTATGATGATCGTAAGAAGCTCTTAAAAGATGCTCTCGATAGCATTAAAGGAACAGACGCAGAAAGTGTAGCAGCACGTAAGAAAGTTACTGCTGAACTACAACAGATCGAAGCAGACCACAACGCTAAAATGGAAGCGTATGGAGTGCGTTATGCTCAACTGGTCAAGAGATTCCGTGAAAGTGGGATTGATGGCATCGGTGAGCAAGTAGCCAAGATGTATCAAGAAGCTTTTGAAAAGACTGGTTTATCATTTGAAGAATTTGAAAAGAAAGCTATTAAAGCTGGAAATTCAATTCAACAGACCAGCTCACTTTGGGCGCATGAGATAGACGGTATGTCTGAGAAACAAATCCAAGCCAACACAGCATGGAATTCGATGGTTTGGGATTTGAAAGAGGGTAAGGTTAAGACTAATGCTCTCGATATCCTTAAAGAAGCTGCAAGCGCAGAAGATGGCTGGAATCAAATGGAATTCCTTTTAAAAAATGCGAATCTTGAGACTAACGCTAAAATGATGATTGGTCAAGCGCTCGTAGAAGTCGATAAGTGGAACTCATTGACACCAGAGCAAAAAGAGTTGGTAGTTGGTAATAACCAAGGTATGAAAGCAGTACTTGACAGCAAGACATTGCTTGAACAGTACAACGCAATGCCAGCGGAAGTTAAAGAACTCTTAATGAAGAATACTGACTTCCTATCATCGGGTGAACGTGCTACTGCGATCATTGAGCGTTGGAATACACTCACACCAGAGCAGAAAGAACTGATCTTAAAAGATGCTGCAAGTGATAAGGCTGAACGTGTTAGACTAGCAGTTGATTCGTTAACTGGTATGGCTCATGTAGTCAATTTGGATGCAGAAGACAAGACCAAGAGCGCTATCGCTAGTGCGATGTCTAGTATCCTAACACTACCTACTGACCATAAGACGGACTTAATCGCAACCCCAGATGGAGTAACGCTTGGAACCAATCAAGCCATGGGGGCTTTGGGTTTGTACAACGGCTTTGCCGTACCAACAAAACAATTTACCGCTGATCCAAGCAATGCGAATAATGCTGCACAGCAAGCGATTAACAAACAGCAAGAATGGAATAACACTCCAAGCCCTGTTAAACCACAATTAGGTGATCCAACTGGTGCGATAACCGCTGCAAGACAAGCGATTGATAATCAAAACGCTTGGAACGCTACACCAAGCCCGGTGAAAGCTATCAATGCACAAGATAACACTGCAGGACCTGTTTGGAGCGCTCAATCAAATATCAATAGTGTGCAAGGTAAGACGGTATATATTGATGTTGTGAAGCGTATGATTGGAGGAGCAGCGGCAGCACTTGGTTTTAAAGATGGTACAGACTTTCACGAAGGTGGTCTTGCAATGGTCAATGACCAGCGAAATGCGGTCTATAAAGAAATGGTAACTTTACCAGATGGAAGCTCATTTATACCAGACGGACGAGATGTTGTCCTCAATCTTCCTCGTGGATCAAAAGTATTGCGAGCTGACAGAACTAAGCGACTGATGAAAAATCTTGGCTTCCCAAGATATGCCACTGGGGTCGGAATCCCGGAAGATGCCAAATTCTTGCGAGAAATGAAAAATGCCAGCCAGCAATTTTTATTTAAAGAAACATCAAACGGAAATAGCTACACTGGTGAAAATATCGTTGATGAGATTGCAATTCTGAGAGCAAGTTTAGAAAAGATCCTTACTGCTATCCTTGAAAAACCGTCAGAAACCTATCTGGACGGTGATGTTTTAGCGCAAAACAGCTATCAAAGANGCTATGTGACAGATTTTGGAGAAGACCAGACGGCAACACCAAGGGTCGAATCAAATACGATTTATGGAGCCAATGGAGATTATAATCTCTACGATGGAGCGTATGATGGGTACGATAAGACAGTAAGCTTCTACGTTGTCAAAACAAGTGAAATTGAAATGATTGTAAATCAGTTCAAGCCGGAAGAAAATAAAATAGAGTTTAGTCACCGACCAGGCTCTATTTTTTACGCTGATTTTCAAAGCGCATCTTTTAAACAGAATGGCCTTCATGCTTGGACTCTAGAAATCAAATTAAAGATGCATCCATTCCGTTACTTAAATAATGACGCTACAGTCACATTGGCAGGTAACGGCACAGTAAACAATCCAGGAACAGTATATTCTGAACCTGTCATCACAATTGAAGGCAATGGCGATGTCTCTCTAACCATCGGGAAGCAAACCATGCAACTTACGATTGATACAAAAGCAACAATTGATTGTCGCCATAAAAAACAAAATGTCTATGACAAAAATGGAAATTTGAAAAACACCTTGAGAAAACGAGGTGGTTTCTTTGAAATTGCTCCAGGTATTTCTGGTGTTGCGGTTTCAGGAACTGTTTCAAAAATCACAATAAAAGGGAATTGGAGGTATAAAGTATGATCTATCTGCAAGAGGGCAACTTCCCTCTTAATGAAGCTTTTAGCTCTGAAATCGTCCAGGAAGCTAACAGCACTTATCAGCTTACCTTTAAATTCCCCACATCAGACCCCAAATGGGCATTTTTAACTCCAGAAACAGAATTAGTTGCTGATGACTTGCACGGAGAACAGTACTTTACTATTTTTGAAGTCGAGAAGCAACACGGATATGTCACTGTATATGCCAATCAAGTAGCAACATTACTTAATGGATATTCTATCAACAAGATCAATGTCGATCGAGTGAATGGAGCGACCGTAATGAATGCGCTTGTTGCTGGGTTCAAACGAGAGACACCATTCACTTTTTTTTCTGACGTGATGTCAAAACACACCCTTAATCTTAAAGATATCTCAGCGATGGAAGCCTTGGCCAAAGACAAGCACTCCATCGTTGGGCAATGGGGTGGAGATCTCGTCCGGGATAAGTACAGCGTGCGATTATTAGAGCATGGTGGGATTGAGAACGAATCATTGTTTTCCTACAAGAAAAACATGAAGTCGTTCCAAGAATCAAAATCCACTAAAGAACTGAGAACACGGATCCATTTTAAAAAGGTTATCGAAGCTCACGAGGAAGGTAAGAAAGATCAAATTCTAACCGTGACCATTGATAGCCCACTGATCAATAAATACAAGCATATCTATGAAGCAGATATGGAAGTACAAGATCAGGATGTAGTGGATCAAAAAACACTTGAGGAATACGGGAAGCGCTATTTCCGTGAAACTCTGTGTGACATGATCGAAGAAAGCCTTGAGATTGATGTTGTCGGCCAGGCAGATCAACCAGTACACATGTTTGATATCGTGAGCATCTTCCACGAGGGCTACGATGTCGATTTGCGAAAAAAGATCATGAAATACAAGTTTAATCCAATGAGCATCAAGCTTGTCAGCATCGGTTTCGGTGAAGTTGCTAGAACTTTAGCAGACTCTATCTCAGGAATGGTCAATGATTCCGTTGAGAAGAAAATGAAGTCTTATGATGCAGAATACGAAGCGAAAGTGCAGAAGCTTGTAGATAATGCCAATGCTGAGTATGACAAGCAAGCAAAAGAGCTGGAACATAAAATCACAGATGGCATTGAGCAAGCAAAAGCGCAAGCTGAAGTAGTTAAGCAAGAAATCTCAGCACAAGTCACTGAGAAGATCAAGGCGACAAATCAAGCAAATAAAAATGAAATCACGGAAGAGTTTAAAGCTCAATACAATGGCATCGAAGTCAAGATGCAAGGATTGAAAGCTACTACCGACCAGTTGAAAACCAGTGATGTGGACATCAAGAAGCTGGTCAATGACTTTAAGGCTCAGACACAAAGCCAATTTTCTGGGATCCAAGGCGCACAATCACGCTTCGAGCAAAGCACAGAAAAAGCCATCTCTGACCTAACCAATGTAACATCTGGCAAAGCTGATCGGTCATATGTTGAGCAGACGGTGGCAGGAGTCAAAGAAGAGTTCACGAATCTGAAAGTTGGTTCAAGGAACTACGCTGAAGACTATGATTTCACTCGTGGTCTGTGGTTCTTCGCTCACGGTGATTCAAGTGATTCAACCGGTACAGCAGATAATGGTATATATACCATTACAGGCAATACTAACACTTGGAAACAGGCACAGCTATTTTCTAGCACCGCACCAAGCTGGGCTACCTCAAAAACAACCGCTCTGGACTATCTAGAGAAAGGCGAGCCTTACACTATTTCTTTTTATGCTAAAAGAAATAGTGGTTCTGGGAAAATGTGGGCTTTATTGCGTGAGAATAGAAAATCTGGAGGCAATCGAGAAAGAATCACTGCTCAATTTCAATTAACAGATGACTGGCAGTTGTACAAGGTTTCTGTCCCTGCATTAGAAAAAAGCGATGAGTTTGATTTTTGGCGCATCATTATTGGATATAGCGAAGCTGGTTCGATTTCGTTTAAAAAGGTAGAGCTAACACAGAGCACTACCAGAACAGATGCAGGACCAGCCCCAGAAGATCAAAATTATCTAGTTGAGAAAGTACAGGCAACTTTTGAGAGGACGGTTCATGGTCTCACTACTCAATTAACGAGATTAGAGACAAAAACTGGCCCAAATGGTGAAATTGAGCAGCGCATGCTGACCTACTCCGAGAAAGCTGCTGTAGACGTTGTAAAAGCAACAAGGCAGATTCTTGAACAAGGCTATGTTTCTAAGTCCCAATATACTGAGGATGTAGCTGGCATTAATAGAAAATTTGAAAGTATTTCAACATCAACTGACTCTAAAATCAGTTCAAAACTCGCTGAGTTTAAACAAGGCATTGATGGGCAATTCTCAACATTCTCAACTGAGTTCGGAATGAAGTTATCCAGTCAAAGCTCTGTTCTTAATGACAAATTAGATGATTTTAAGGATAGTATCAACGGGCGCTTTGCTAATTATCAGCAAACCGTCAACGGGCAAATATCAACAATCATCAGTCAATTCGATGGAGTCCTCAAGAAAACAGACATCAACATCACAGATGGTCAGATTTCATTCGGTACAGGGAAGAGCATTAATGGACGAACCATCAGCTCATTGTTGGTGCAAGAACCAGAAGCTATTGCTTTGATCGCTCAACTGATCAAGGTGAAAGGCGATATGGTAGTTGATGGATCCATTTTAGGCCGTCATATCGCAAGCGAGAGTGTCGAGACTGGACACATGAAGGCCGGATCAGTCACCACACCGATTTTGGCTTCGAACTCAGTTACGGCTGATAAAATGTTGGTTGATTCGGCTATGATCAATAAGCTGGTGTCGAATCAAGCCTTCATCAGGGAATTGACATCACAAAAAGCCTTTATTACCCAACTCGCCTCAATCGACTTTTCTGCAGAACGTATTAAAGGCGGAAGACTTGAATCAAATACTGGAGCTCTGGTATTTGATTTAGATAGTAGTGCGATGAACATGTTAACTGACACAGCAGTTATCAGACGAGTTTTCAACAACTTCCCTACTCAGTTTATTAGATATGGAACGCATATCGAAAACGGAAACAGATTTTCAAAAACCATCATCGGGTCAAACCGTGATGGTACGGAAAATAGTGGGAACAGAACATTCAGTGGTATTGAAATCTACAACAGCACGAATGAAGACGTTGAAGATTATACTAAGTTTTATGCAGATAAATTGTACTTACAACACAGTGAATACAAGCAAGGTTGGATCATCCAAAATGCTGGTAAACCTAGAATTGCACCGCTAAATGGTACAACATATTCCGAAATAATTGCATCTGACTTTAGAATGATCTACACAGCAGATGGTAATCATAGAAGTGTTGGAACTTATTTATGGGATCTGCTCACTTGTTTTGGAATCCTGCAGAAATATGGCTGGGATCTCAAAAATAGCGCTGCTCAAAGACACATCGGTAGTGTCCTTTCGAAATATAACTACAGATAGGAGTTTTAATGAACGAAGATAATTATGTAGCAATCATCACGGAACTAGCAAATGAATTAGCTAGTAAGTCAATCAATGAGGCTGAATTTAAGGTTCGTCTCACTAAGTCACAGCAACTTGTAGCGCAACTTGTTCAGGAAGTTGAAAGCTATCGCTCTGTCCTAGAGTCCGATAAGGACTTGAAGGATCTTTTTGAAGAAATCAAGAACAAAAATGAGGTAAATAATGGATTACAAAGTACAATTTAAATCATACGATGCAGTAGCTAACACTACCAAGGTAGCAATCAAGCAAGACTTCCCGTACCGTGTCTTTGAGGAAATTTTGCCAACAAACCGCATGACCGAAGATGATGCTGCATTGGTCGAAGCAGTATTGAACATCGTCCGCATGGAACTCGACACATCTGGCGCAGTAGTAGCCATCAAGAAAGAGTTAGACAAATCTGTCGAAGCTAACAATGACGCTATCACCAAGATTCAAGCTCTCACTAAGGACAACGAAGAAAAAGCAAACCAAATCCAGAAGATCAAGGAAGTGGCAGAGTGGAACGTTTTGGCCCGTGTGACCGATGTTGAAAATCCACTTGATCCAACTGTATTTAAGCGTGGTCTTGAACTTGTAGACCTTGGGCAATCTGGCAAGACTTACCAACCACAAGAAATCTTTACCATTGAAGATCCAAACCACACAGAAGCTTTTGGAGAAGGTAAACGGATCATGATCCAAGTAAATGAGCCATTTACTTACCAAGGCGAAACCTTGGATCAATTAAACAGCCTTTACCAAAATGGTAAGATTGGCATTTGGAAGTGGACGAAACCAAAAGAAGAGAAGCCAGGACAACCTTCTGGTGATCTTGAAACTCAACCAGTGGCGACAGCTACACCACAACCAGTACTTTAATTAGAGAGGGGCGTGATCTATGATCCACTTTACACCAGAAGATATCTCGATGATGGTCGGATTTGTCGGGATCTTACTTGGAATTTATGGAAATTTTAAAGGAAGTGTCGTGGCACAAGAAAAACGCATGGTCATTATCGAGAAAGACATCGAAAACATGCGTGATTTTCGTCTAACGGCAGTAAGACGACTTGATAACCACGATGAACAAAATAAGTCTCTATTGATCCTCGCAGAGCAGGTCAAGGCCTTGAGCGAGGACATGAAAGAACTTAAAGCATTAATTCAAAACAAAAATAATTAATAAGAGGTAACACTATGAAAATCAACTGGAATGTACGTTTGAAAAATAAAAACTTTTGGCTTGCCCTTGTACCAGCCTTAGCCTTGCTATTCCAAGCATTCGCCGATATTTTTGGCATCAAATTGGAATTCGGGCAAACGATTGATAAAGTTCTTGTATTTATCAATGTGCTATTTGCCTTCCTTGTGCTTGTCGGGATTGTTAACGACCCAACTACCACAGGATTGAGTGATAGTACACGAGCATTAGGTTATGAAGAACCTAACCAAGATTAATATTTTCGTACTAGCGACTATCTTCTTTTGGATAGTCGCTTTTGATTTTAGAAAGGATTGAAAAAACATGAGTGTACAACAATCTATAGTTAACGGTTTTACAAGCCGTCGTGGGCTGATTACATATTCGATGTTAGGTTCTCGCAACGGTTCAGATGGGACAGGGGATTGCTCTGGTATCATGTCGCAAGTATTGAAAGAATCGGGTATCCCAATTCAAGGTTTGCCGTCAACAGTGACACTTGGACAGCAACTCGCAAATAACGGCTTCTATCGTGTGAGCCGTAACCAACCATGGGACGCTCAAATGGCCGATATTATTCTAATGTCATGGGGTGCTGATATGTCTTCATCTGGTGGCGCTGGTGGGCATGTCGGAGCGATGATCGATGATACATACTTCATTTCTTGCGACTATTCGACACAAGGAGCAGTCGGACAAGCTATCAATACCTATCCTTGGAACGACTACTACAGCTGGAATAAACCAGCTTATATCGAGGTTTGGCGATATGCTGATACGGCACCACAGACCAACAATCAAGCGAACACAGCCGTCCAACCGAAAGATAAGGCCTTTTACCAAGCAAACGAAGTTAAATACGTCAACGGTATCTGGCAGATCAAGTGTGATTACCTAGCACCAGTAGGCTTTGACTGGACCGAAAACGGTATTCCCGTGTCTTTGGTAAACTGGGTTGACAAGGATGGAAACAACTTGCCGGACGGTGCGGACAAAGACTTCAAAGCTGGAATGTTTTTCAGTTTTGAACTAGACGAAGCCCATATCACAGATACCGGCAAGGGCGGATATTATGGTGGTTACTATTGGCGCTTGTTTGAATTTGGCCAATTTGGACCAGTCTGGCTTTCGTGTTGGGACAAGGACGATTTGGTGAATTATTATAGCTGAGGTGGTGAATTATGCGCATTAATTCAACGAACCTAAAACAATTTGAAGGAGGGGCAGTCGTCAAGCAAGGCGACTCTGCCTCACTTTTTGGATATGAGCTACTGGACGAGCAAATGCGCCCTATTAGTGATCTAAACGGCAAAAATGCTACAATACGAATCTTTAATCAAAAAGGAAAGGCTACATTTGAGAGTACAGTAGATAATTCAAAAGTTACTTTTAAAATAAGCAAGCCCCTACCGATTGGATCTTATTTGGTAGAAGTCGTTTGTGACGGGTATATTTTCCCAAGTGACCGCTCGACACGTTTGGAAATCACACGTTCAGCAGACGAATTTACAAGCGTGGAAGTTCTTTCGCTTGTAAGAAACGATGTCAAGACTGAAATCGACAAGTACATTGCAGAACATCCAAATGGACCACAGACGGAAGAACTCCCAGATCTAACCGTACTATATAACCTAGCTAAAATTTAAAAGGAGAAATAAATGACTTTAAACACACAAAACCTCACACAATTTGCACAGGCCGTTGGTGCTGACGTAAAAGAAATCAAGACCACGCTTGCTAATAAAGCTGACAAGTCTGAGCTTGGTCAAGGCGGGATCACACAACAACAATTGGAAACAGCAATTCAAGGGGTGAAAACCGCAATCCTTGGCGAGGGTGTGCCAGAAGAACTTGACACTCTCAAAGAAATCGCAGACCGTATTGCTAACGGTGCAGGATCAGCAGATCAGGCTATCGTGTCTAAAATGACAGAGCTTGGTCAAAAATTTACTGACTTGGAAAATACCGATTTTGCACAGATTTATAATACCGCTAAAAATACCCTCTAAGGAGGTGAAGCATGGATAAACTAAAACAAGTTATTCAGGCGATTGGGGTTGATATAGGTGTGCTTCAAGGACAACAGACTTCATTTTTATCAACCTCTAAAGCATACGAACTATTTCCAACCTATACAACCTTGCAATCCCAGATGGCCAATAACATCAAAGACAAGCACCTTGAATTGGGTCTGGATGCATTGATTGATACAAAATTGGCAAATGGCGGTGATCCATTCGTAACACGCTCTAAAATCCCGACAATCGACACAAGCCAACTGGCCAGCAAAAACGATCTTGAGGAATTAAAGCGTTCGGTAGGATCTGGTGGCAGTGCTGGAACGGAATTAAAAGGTCAAGGCTTCCCGTATAATCTAAACGCTGACATCGGTACAATTTATACTGATACCACGGCTAAAAACGGAGCGGTGAAGTGGATCAAGAAAGGCTCCGGAACCGGCTCTAACGCTTGGTCGGTCTTGTTTGGAGATGTCAAAATTAAACCAAGAAATATCAACTCAAATCAAACTAATGCGTATGTCGAGTTTAGACGTATAAACTCCACGGTTGAGATCGGCTTTGGTGGCCTCTCTTGGGGTTGGTTTGGAATCGTGA